AGCGGTACGATCTTGCCTGCATAGGAAAGATAGAGATTCATCTTCCAAGGAAAGCAGAAAAGTGGCAGTTAGATGGCCTTAAAGATCATGGCTATAGTCTGCTTCCTTTCACGTTTACACCACGAATTTCAGTGAAGAAGTAAATATCTCAAAGGAGAGAGGTGAACAGTGGGATTACTCGATAAGGTACAGAAACAGAAGCGAGGGCCGTGGAACGCAGGGTGGTACTCCTCGGTTGTATCTGAGGAGCTGATCAAAAGAGATGGCAGTATCCAGGCTACTTCCGATTATGAAAGCAGCAAGGGAGATAGCCGGAACCTGTGTCTGATTATCTCCTCCATCAACCAGGGAATGACTCAGACCAACGAGTTCCGCATCAACTACCGTCCTGAGGCGCTGTTTGATGAAGCTCGCAGGAATGAGGTGATAGCGGATCGAGAGAAGAACATGCGGGATCACATCAGCCTGGAGCGCCTCAAGGATGTCGAGGAAGCCTTTGGGACCATCACGCCTAATGGTAATGGCGGGATCGACGCTCACCGGATGATAGGCAGAGAATGTCGAGCTTATCTGGGAGTGTTCCAGAAAGATCCCTCAGGTGGTAAGAATCCCCTGCCAGTCAAGAAGTCGGAGTTCGATAAGCTGACCGAAGAGGAACGCGGGGGGATGTTCAATATGGTTACGCAGGTAGGTCCAGCCAAGGCTGAGGCCAAGAAGCCATAAAGATATGACGATATCCTGCTGTGGCAGCCTGCCGCTTGATGGGGCGGTGAGTGAGCACATAACAGTCCATTAGCTCTGGACTGCCACAGTTATCACTTTGTGCCCTTTAAGGGAGAGCAATAGACATGCCAATGGATGCGGTCCGATATAAAAATCCGAGCAACGTCTGCCCTGACGACTCGGTGGAGAGTAGGACCAACAAGCCAGATGGTATTCCGAATGCTCTCCAGTAAAGGGCCATCCGAGTCTGCGAGGATGATCGTGGTAGATAGGAGAAGTAGATGATCGAAGAAACGATTAAGCAGTTGGCCGAGAAGGCTGCCGCTGAATCATCATTCGATAACCGTGAGCACATTGCACAGACGATAGAGCGCGTATTCACCCCCGCCATCCGCGAGTTAGGACCGTGCGGAAAGCATCCGAAGATGTTCTGGGTTGAGGGAACTGGCCGAGGAAAGTATGCAACCTACGATCACTGTACCGTCTGCGCCGACAATGCGGCTCAAGTGGCTGCGGCGCTGCGGGAAGCGGCTGAAATTGTAAGCAATGGCGTTAAGGCCACTTACACCACTTCAGGAGTTGCTAATCAAACAACACTCCTTGAGATTAGAGACGCCATTCTCTCCCTCATCCCCGACCCCTCGGCGCTCGATAGGAGGAAGCCGTGAGCTATTCATGCAACCACTGTGGTCTGACCTCGGATAGCCAGACGAGAATAACTGAGCACATAAAACGACATCATGGCTCGGGTGATCAAGCCGACCTCGATAAGCGGATCGCGCAGGAGCGTCACGATACGCAACTCGAAGAATTGAAGTGGTTCAAGATGCGCCTACATCAATTCTCGGAGCGTAAAGGGCACGAACACGCACTATTCTTCCTGCGAAGTACGGTAGACGAGCGCATCGCCAACTTACAAGCAGCCCTGGGGAAGGAATGAGACGGTATAGATGCTGGCTGGATGAGGATGGAAAACATATTTGGTTCAGTCACAAGTGCGTATCTGGCGAAGAAACAACGTGGCTTCCGTCCACATGGAAAGTTGGAGATAACGATCAGGTAAATCCCTCAATTGTGTGCAATGCCTGCGGATTCCACGAAATAGTACGTCTCACTGGAGAGAGCCAATGAAGCTCTGCAAAGAATGCGGTCAGCCGACCAAGGTAGGCAGGCACAAGAAAGACGAGTATCAACATGCGAGTGGTTGCCCTAAGGTACCAAGGCCGAAGCGGGAACGAAAGTGAGCCGCTATCTAATCATCGTTTATGACAAGCAGCACGTTTGCGTGAATCGCCTGAAATCGGGCCAAGTTCCACCGGCATCGCTCGAAGTCGAGGATGTGCTCTGCGAAGGTTCGAGCTTCGATGATGTGGTGAGGGCTTTAGAAGAAGCGTTTACAGCGGAAATGAACCCCGAGCAAATAAACGAGCGCAGTACGACCGCGCAGCTAAAGCAGTCTAAGTTGGAGCCGTAAGGCAGCCCTGGAGGGGAAGGTGACGGGATGAAGCCTCGCGGTGAATGTCAGGAGTGCCACAAGACGTTTGAGTTGAGTCCGTGGAACGGATTGATTCCAGCGCACCGTAATCCTGGAGACAAATATAGTTGCCCCGGAAGCGGAACACCATCGGTGGAGCGCAAGTCCTTGGAGGAAAGGAAATGAGCGAAGCCCCTGCAAAGTCGCAAGAAAAGGTAGGATGCCGAATCAATATCACGATTGACGACATTGGCACTAACCGCGAATTTGTGGCCGAGTTCCTGAAACTGTGCGCTCGATTCTACCCATTCGCCCAAATACCTGAGCGCAAGTCCTTGGAGGAAAGGAAATGAGCAACGCGACTGAAATAGTTCACTGGCCCGGTAAGGATACTCCTGCTTGCGCCGTGCACGCCGCGAAGTTAATAAAGCTAGGTACGTTCATGGGATTCGCGGTCTCTTCTACGCCGTGGCCTGCCGGGGGAGTCTGCACGAACTGCGAGAACGAAGCCGCAACGCGGGACCGGAAAGGATCATCGTGAGCGACAAGCGGAAGCCAAAGAGGATACTCGCAGCCATCGCAGCATCTAAGAATCGCATTGCTGCAGAGCGTGATAAGCTGCGCGACCTAATCAGCGATGTCGAGGAGATTTGTACGGATGCCGACGATGCCGTGGAGCAGTTGAACGACGCACTGGAAGTTCTGAGCAGGTATCTATGACCACCGACAAGTTCGCGGCGATAGAGCGGTGTCTCGGGATGCTCCACTGCGCCTATGGAGATACAGTGAATGAGCCTCTTGCTCACTCCGAACTCTCCGCAGCGCGGGAGCGGGAAGCGAAGTATCGGGAGCTCGCCTTAGCCGCCCTACGCGTTCTGAATTGCCAGGTAGATTGGAGAGATCATGCGGAGTGCCGAGAAGAATTATGGAAGGCATACGCCGCCGCTTGCACCAAGATGGGAGGCTCAGAGTGAGCCGCAAGCCCTACGTTTGCCACGCCTGCCGACATGAGATGCACAGTTTGTGTGCCTCGGACCTAGACCCTAAGAGGGTCTGCACCTGCGACAAAATGTGGCATATGCAAATCACCATCACGGGCACGATGCAAAAGTTCAAGGGGACTGAGTGGATTCCAGCGCGGGAGGGCTCAGAGTGAAGCTGACAGCGGAGCGAAAGATATGAGCTGCGACGAACACTACGACTGCAGAGAGTGCAGCAATGCCCTCGACGAAGCTATACGTGCGGCTACTGCCGACCTCACCCAGCGCCTTGCCGACACGAAGGGGCATCTGCGATGGGCGTTGGAGCATTCAACCGCAATTCAGCATGATCCTATGGCGTGGTACCCGATCTATATTTGCACGTTTTGCGAAGGACGAGGGGAAGAGGAGCGGCGCATTGAGATAGGAGACGCAGACCCAAACACTGTGAAGCATAAGTCAGAATGCCCGTACATTGCAGCCCAGGAGGCCAGCAAAGATGATTAGCGATGATGAATTGCTAGGATTGGATAGACCTCCCAAGCCCACCTACGAGGAACTGGAGCAGCGCCTTGCCGCGAGTGAGGAGCGCAAAAAGGAAATCATCAATGAACTCGATAAGCGAATGGGCGAAATTGGGAAACTGGAGCGCGAGCTAGCCGAACTGCGCCAGCAATCCCTAAAAGATAGGAAGGCCAAGCGAGAGGAGTTCCATAAAGCTATGAAGAGAGCTGGTGTGCAAGGATTGATGATTGCCAAAGTGTTCGCAATGCTCACCGGAGTAAAAGCATGAACTCTCTCGAATCCGTAGCTGACGCCATCATGTCCTTTGAAGGCTGGAAGCCTGGTACCAAGTCTTATATCAACCGTAATCCGGGAAATCTTCGAAGTGCCAATGAGGATTACTTGGTGTATCAATCCTTGGTATATGGGTATCAGGCATTATTAGAGGATCTCACCGCTAAGTTTACCGGCCATACTCATAGCGGCCTGACACCCGATAGCACGCTATTCGATCTGATGGCGGTCTACAGTCCATCAGCAGATGGTAATCCCACTACAGCCTATGCTCAGTTCATTGCTAATTGGTGTACCAAGGCGTTGGGGATTCAGGTTACGCCGGCTACCAAGCTAAAGGATATATGGAGCCCTGCTGCTCCGGTAACAGTTCTATGATACTAGCAATAGAGATAACCTTAATCATTTTGGCAGCGGCAGAAGGTGTTAAGGGAATATGCCTACTCTGCATGTTCATTAGGGACATCAAATCGAAGCGTATCTAGTTCCAGCTATTCCCCTTCTGCACTACCGCTCCATTCATCGGAGACGGCCAACTATCCTGATTGAAAGCCTTCTTTCCATTACCATTGGACATATTATTGGTTACTGCCGCATCTACCGGAGTACTGGAGTTGATGAAGTACAGGCAGAAACAGATTCCGTCTCCGGCATTCCCGTTAGTGGTCACATGATCAATAACCAACCCCTTGATGAACTGTCCCGGTATGGGATTTCCCTGTCCCGGCCCATTTGGTTCCACGTCAATCCCATCGGCTATCCCACCAGCTAGGTTCCTGGCTCCGTTGAAGGAACTGTACTCGATCAAGGTACTGGTAGTCTTATCGGTGACACTGAGGCCATTCCTTAGAGGGTTGGTAGAGACTACGTTCTTGACATGAGTTCCTGTCGATCCATTCCCGATATAGATAGAGTCCTCTCCGCACTTATCGAAGCGTAGTCCAGTGATGATCGTATTGCTGGACGTTCCAATCCACACACAGTTATTCTGAATATTCCCCTGAGCGAAGGTCAGCGGCATCGTAACCAGCCAAGCGTTTGGTCCACCGCTACCCGTTAGAGTGATATTCTGATTCCCGGAGATAGCAAACATATGGGACCAGCCGGTATAGGCGGCATAATCAGTGGTAATGGCTCCATCATCTCCGCAAATATCCGCTCCCGATGGCAAGGTAGAAGTAGCCAATCGATAGGTTCCCGCAACCAGCTCTACCGGCCCCTTGGCTGCTGCGGCATAGAGAGCCGGCTGATCGTTACCGCCTGTCGGCGTAAACTTAGTCCGAGCAGGTGGAGGACAGGACCATACTGGAGGCACATTCGGACAGGTCACTACCGTTCCGGTTAGCGTACATCCCGCAGGGATGGTGATGTTTACCGGTGGAGGAGTCACCGGAGGAACGGTTACGGGTACGCTTTGCTGTGCCGCCAGCGGACTGGCTATCAAGAGCAGTGGTATCAGTTTCCAGAATCGCATGTGACCTCTCAATCTGTAGATCCAGTTCCTTCGCCAATCTGCGAAGGAGTTGCTCGATACGAAGAAGTTGATCGTCGGTTTTCAAAAGAATGTTGATAAGGTAAGAAAGAACATACCACACCATCCAACTCTGGCCCTATAAGGTTCCACCGGAGCCAGCCATCCGAATCCTGCAATGGCGAATAGTACTAGAGCCAGTACAACAAATATGAGATGTAACGGAGCCTCATTGTGTTGAGTGAACATGGATATCCTCCTGCTGATTAGAGTACCGGAAGGGCTACCGAGGGTCTGTTCCGTTCAGGCTACTTACCAATGAGATGCAGGCTGAGTTGAATGATAGCGATGATCGCTCCGATAATAAGTCCTATTACCCACTGGCTTTGCTGGCGTCCCTCCGTGCGCTGACCTTCCCTGCCTACGCCTTGATATTGATTCTGTTCCAGGACAGAAATGCGCCGGTCTTGCGCAGTAGCCTGAGCACCTTGTTTCTCCAGGGCCAGAGCCACGTTATTGGTATTGGCAGCCAACAAAGCATCGATACGTCCAGCTTCCGCTTTCTTCGATTCACTGTTGGCACGTTGGCGTTCCTCTTCCAGTTTAGCGATATATCCCTGTTCTTGATTACGGAGGTCATCCAGCCTTCTAAACTCTGCTTTCCTAAGGTCATCCTGACGGGTAATCGCTGCCGATACCAGACTTAGTACGTTAGCAGTGGGATCGATCAGCGGAATCTTATCGGGAGGCTTATCACGTCCATTACGAAGAACATCCTCGATAGCTCTCAGGCGGGAGATAATCTCATTGAAGGCATTGGTGATTGGTGTCGGACTACCATCGGTATCAGTCACTTAGGATGCTCCGAACACTTATGCCCTGCAAACTCTTTATCTCTCTGCTGAAGGTAGTTCTGGGCCATCTCCCGAATCGTATCCCCTATCGGTGGCCCCTTAGGGGGAATGAAGTTCCATCTGCACTCCGAACATCCCCAGGAGACACCGAGTTTGCGCTGGATCAGGTATCTCAAGCAGCAGGAGGTTGAAGAGCTGCAACAATTGCGTTGTAGGCATCGTCGTTACCGGCAGTGATCGCCTTGGCCTGAGCTAAGATCTCATCATCGGTGAGGCCATGCTGCGCCTTGATACTCGATACCAATTGCAGGATCGCATTAAGCCCTGTCAGGGCAAGATTCATAATATCAGCAGGATTCATTTAGGCTCCTCCGAGTCCGCTGACAATAGCTTTCGTTGCAGCCGTCAGCCCGTTAACCACTAGATTTACCGTGCTGCTCGCACTGGCATTGTTGACCTTGATCAGCGCCAACTCTGCTGGATTATTGATGGATGTATTGAAGGTCTGGGCACACGCGGTATAAGTTCCTGCCTTGTTCCCGTTATCGTGCGCCACCGATACGCAGGTAAGGAATGCCTTATCTGAATCGTTAGCGAATTTGAGATAGCCAACTACGTTCAGTTCCTCTGCCGGGGTAATCGTACCCTGAACGCGTAGTTGATCCACAGTGGAGAACGCTGCGGCGATTCCCAAGGCAATATCTCCACCAGCCTTGGCCGAAGATCCGTAGGGATCTTTACACCCTGTCAAAACTAACAGTAGAACTAACGGTAATCTCTTAATCATGTGGCGTATAGACTCCTTCCGATGGTTTCGTGACTACAACAACTGCAGGTGTTCCGGTATCCTTGGCTACCTCATTGGTGCTGTCCTGAACCTGAGCTACGGTGGAATGGGTGGTGGAATCCTTGGTCACTAGGCCGATCCCAGCAATCGCTGCGGCTACGGCAAAGTCCCTCCAAGTCATCCCCGGCTTATACGTCTGGGCAATGATATAGAGAACTCCGCCAAGGATACCGAGCAGGCTGCTTTTCCAATTCTTCAAGACGATATCGGTCATCAATTACTCCATGCCTCAGATAATGTCTTCTTACGCGTCAGCATCGCTACTGCGGTATACGCCATGATACTTAGCAGAGATGGCAACCACAAATTAGCACTCCAGTGGGCTCCATCGAACCTGGTGAATGCAAATCTCCATGCCGCTGCAGCGATGAAGTAACTCCCCATGATCTTGGCCTGAATACCAAAGCAATAACTGAGCAGCGCTACTCCGATGATCAGACACCAGATCCCTTTGGCTGCGGTCATATAGAGATACCACTTGGTAGGGTGAGAGATAATCACCGCTATCGCTACGGCTACCCATACATACCTCAGTTGCAGATGAGCGTAGAGAGCCGCAAAGGACAGCATAGCAAAGTTGAACAGGCTCCACATGATTCCGTACATATAAGAGTCGATGCCGAATCCAGTGTTGAGATCGATCAGCTCGATAAGAGCCAAGCCCATGGCCATAACGAAGTACGCCTTCAGCCACCGCTCTGTAGTAGTGATAGCGGCAAACAGGCTGGCTCCCAGTAGGCTGATCTGAATAATCATTCCACTGGATATTGATTGATGAAATGACAGCTATAGAGATCCCCGATCTCCAGATGAGGCAGAACGCCATCCTCAGCGGAGATCGTCACATCTACTACGTCTCCCGACAGAGAGTAGTCGGTGCTCTCCGTCTTGACGTAGGCCGTAATGGTTTTCGTGATCCCCGACTTATACGCCTGAGAGATCGCATCCATGGTCATCAGAAATCCCTGAATGAAGTAAGGATCTCCAGGATCTACCGACTGCGGAGGATTCACCGCGCAGTACCTTGGGATACGAAACGTCACCTTGTTGCCAAAGACTCCGGTGATCTTGATATTGCCGTCTATTCCAGGATCTGGTCCGCCCATGTTATTTACCTCCAAAGAATATATGTGCGATGATCATCACTCCGAACACGGTGATCAGGAATATCATCAATCCCAAGGCTCCATTCCAGCGGTTCAGTTGCTCATCGATCTTTCTGAAATGGATATCATCCAATACCGCATGAGCTGCCATCGTATCTTCAATCTTGTCGATGCGTCCCTTGCCGGCACGTCCGATACCTACCAGTTCTTCCTTGAGAGCCGCCAGAGTTCGGTTCGTCTCAATGATTAGATCCCTGTCAGGACGCCGCTCATTGCGATGTTCCTCGGTTTGATCCCCCATCATCATGGCTTTACTGCGGAGTTACACCCACCCCCGTTGGTGGGAGGGGGGCTAAAGGGGCTGTATTTGTAGCCTCCACACTCAAAGGACTCTCAATCGCTATCGGCGGAAGAGAGGTCGCCGTCACCACGTAGAAGTACTTCTTGCCGTCCGTTACCGGATCAAGAAAGCTAGTCGTGGCCACCGGCAGCAAGGCAGCGTTCAGCTTGGTATACGGCCCTCCGCTTACTGTTGCGCGATACACGCTTTCTCCCGCAACTCCAGTGCTTACCGATGCCGTCCAGCTTACCAGCAGGCCGTGACTTGTCTGGGCGGAGACAGTGAAGGACGATATAGCAACTAGGAGTAATAGTATCGAGGTCCAGCAACGTAATCTTTTGAGCCATTTCTGCTGCTTGGGCAAGTGGATCATCGGCAGGCACCCCTTTCACGGACGTATCTTCCTATTCCATAGATATTTAGTCAACATCATCCGCAATCCAGATGACGAATGATTGACCTCCACCGGTACTCACAGACACACTCCCTGCGGTAGCTGTCATACTGGAACCGGTTGTCACTGTATTGGCGTCTCCAGTAATTGCTACCGTACCTGTGGAGATTGCTAGGCTGATCCCGGTCACCCCTACCGTTACATTTCCACCGGTACTGACCGATACCGATCCAGCGGTGAAGTTAGCGATATTACCGGTAGAAGTGACATTGGCATCTCCGGTAAGGCTAACCACCCCAGCGGTAGCATTGATCTGATTGCCGGTTACAGAAACGTTGGCAGTCCCGGTGATGCTTACCGTCCCCGCGCTTGCCGTTATCGAGTTACCGGTAGACGTTACGTTCGCCGTACCTGTTACCGAGACAGTTCCAGCGGTAGCAGTTATGGAATTTCCCGTTGGTGTAACGTTAGCCGTCCCAGAGACGGACACCGTTCCCGCTGTGGAGGTGATCTGATTCCCAGTAACAGCTACGGTGATATTAACGATAGAAGATGGAGGAGAAAACTCATACTGAGGCTGAAAGAACTTCGATGGGGATATTAACGCCGGATTACCGTTAGGCGTATTCTGGAAAGGCATTTAGAGATTGATGAGCCCTAAGGAGATCGCATAGAAGTTGGTGCCATCGTAGATCACGGTTTGCACTGCTGAAGTACTAGCCACAGCGGTTATCGTAATGGGAATGATACCCTTGAAGGTTGCCGGCCATGCCACAGAATGTAGGCCACTGCCATCTTGCTTGAAGATGAAGGTATACACCATTCCGGCCATCGGATTGGTCAAGGTGAAAGAGGTTACGTTACCCGTCAGGGTCATCAGGAATACATTGCCCTGCGAGCAATCAAACGTAGGTGTAGCGCTGAAGGGTACGATAATCAGGCCATAAGGATAGTTGCCAACCGCTGCCGACATGTCAATTTCCGCTGGACCAATCGGTCCATGCTGCCTGTACCGTGCTGGCTACAGAGAAAGTGATCCCGATATTGATGGCTCCAAATGAGCCTGCCGTCCCCGTTCCTGTGGTGTCCACCGATACGGCGGCAGTACTTCCAAAGGCTACCGTAAGGCCGCTGCCTGCCGTAGCTAGAGTACCTTGGCTCCAGAAACATCCTGAGCACCATACTGTTGAGGAGGTAGCTACTTGAGAGATTGTCCTGAATACAATCCGGCCTTCCATATACCAAGGCACGTTCGTCAGGCTGGCGACGTATGTTTGCGCGGCAGAAGCACCCAATACGGTAGCTCCGGTCAAAGCCGACTGAGCTGAACTGGGACCGAATACCGGAGTGACTACAATGGTTCCCGCTGTACCAGTAGTCATGATCCCACCCATGGCAAACTTATAGACCTGTCCGGCAAAGGGAGCGGCAAGGCCATAACCAATAGGAAATGCTTGGTTGGCTTGAGCGGGAGTAAATATACCGGTGATCGTAGTGATCGATCCCGTTGAAGCAGTAACGATCAGAGAATCAGCTAACTGGCTATTAAAGTATTGACGGGCCATCTTTTCTCCTAACTCTTACCAGATCTCGATCCTGCGTAGCCTGCTTATCCACTTCCATTGCTTTGATAATCGCACTATCGGTAGCTACTTGCTTTTGAACTTTCACATTCACGATCATCTTACATAACTTGACGATCTGAGCCTTGATCTTGTTCCAAAAGTTAACCAGTATCTGCCAGTTCATCAGGATAATAGAAAAGAAAGCCAAGGTAGCTAAGGAGCCAGAAACCATTCTCATTAGAGCATGTAATGTCACGATAGGAATAAGTCCAATAGCTCGGGATGGGCCAAACGTTCTATATCCATACCAATTGGGAGGACCGGGTACAGCCACGGCTCCTGCTAAAGCTATTGCATAGCAGTTTACGCTGGCAGCGTTGTTTTGAACGGCGTAATGGAAGTTGTAGCTTCCGGGTGAGGCGGCGAAGAAATGCCCATTGGCATCACCGTCTGTATAGTAATCCGCATCAGCATCGTGGGTAGTTGCCGAGCCCCAATTAGCTAAAGCGGCTCCAACTGTTTGGGTTGGATACGGACTATCCATAACTGCCCCTGAGGGATTGGTCATCTGGGCCATCGGTCCAGTTCCATCCACGCAAGTATTAACAATTAGATCGTTTGCAAGACTTGTCACTAGTGTTGGGAGATCGGCACAATCAATTATCAGCAACGTGGTTCCGAAGCAAATCGCATTGCCTCCTACAGTGGTATTCTCAGTCTGAGAGTTTCTCACTACCCCAGTCGCTTCAAGAAAGCTCGCATTGGAGCCACCGCCATTCGCGCCAGCGGTAACTCCCGAGTCAACCCCGGTTGCATTAGTGCAGTAGTAAGTAATCATTTCAGAATTTCCAGCGGGATTTACAATCGTAACCGTGAACGCATTGATTGCCGCCTGGGTAGCAAAGGTTAATCCATTCTTGTAATAAATCTTTGGGAAGCTGGCTGTGTGTACGGAAGTAAAAGTGTCTGAGTTGCTATCGGAGATTGAAGTTGTCGCACCCTCTCCATCGGTGACGACTAGTGTTGTAGTGCCAGTGGGACAGGGAACGTGTAGCGTGTCCGTCGAACCCGACGAAGGCATAAGGTTCTTCTGCGACATCAGGACTTGTGCAATGCTTGGAGTTGTACTGCCACCAGCACCACTACGAAATGCCACCGCATAAATAGCAAAGGGGTCGTGAGTCGTTTGAGAAACAGTGAAAGTCGGGGTGAATGTGCCCACCCCCGGCGTACATTGCATGACTACATGACCTATGTTAATGTTGTGCTCAAGTAGCGTGCAACCTGCGGGAACTGTTAACGCTCCCCACGGATTAGCCGGACCTAGAGTTGGAAGTCCGGTTCCTTCATCATCTACCCGCACCAACACCAGATCGTTGGCGTTGTTGATGGTCATAGCAGTACCGGTGATATTGGGAGCAGTATTGCTCACGGGTGTCACATCTACCTTGCAAGAACTGGCATCTACAAAACCTGATGCAGTTGTCTGAACTCCTATCCAGTTTGAGATATTCCAGGAGTTATTGGAAACGATAACCGAATGCGCCTCCACTACATTGAAAGTCGTGTTGGCGATGTTCTGATCGTAATAAAAGCCGTGATTCCCTGGCATTACCGTATCGATGCAGGTGCCCACGGTGAAAACTGGCGTTAGGGTATTTGACGCATTGTCGGTGAAGGTCGGCGCACAGTGGGAAGCGCAGGCTGGTAGGGTGCCGCCATTCTCGTTAAGCGTCTGTACGTCCGCCCACTCTCCATCCACCACAATAAGAGAACCTGTCGTTAATACGTCAGGATGTAGATTGAAATTGCGATTGTTTCCCCCTACGCTTGGGTTGGCATTTTGATAGATACCATTGTTACCGAGGTATATATTTTCTGTTGGTGTTTGAGCCTGCGCCGAAACACAAATAGAGAATAAGATAATAATCCAATAAATATTAGAGAAGCTGAATGATCGCATTTCCTGCCGTCTGTGCCGGGAAGGTAATCGTAAACGTACCCGCAGTCGATGTTTGATCGGTCGTAAAGTTAAGCACCAAGACGGATGGCTGACCACCCAAAGAGGCGTTATAGATCAGCGCTCCTCTGGCAGTAATGGTAGCGGAGGTCCACGCTATTGTGGAGAACAAGGCGCAAGCGGTATCCGTAGACAGTACTGGAGTCGTACTCACTAGAGCCATAGCGTTACCAACTAAGGTTCCACCGGGACCGATACCTCCAGTTACATAAGTCCCTGAGCTGCCCACCTCATTGGTAGAAGCGTACTTAGTGGTTGTCTTATCCAAGGAAGCGGCAGAGGTATACAGAGCTATAGCGAATACGTTGGTTGTAGCAAAGACGGTACCCATGGTGCCGGAGTTAGCTCCATTGGGATTGGTCAACGTAATCGTAGTGGTAGTGGAAGCCACACAGAGAAACGTACCGTTATTGGCTGCCGTGCTGAATCCCGAGAGACTGAGCACCAATCCCGCATAGGCGTTAGTCCCTCCATTGGTGAAGGTTCCGGTATAGACGGTGCAGGCAGTACCGTTAGGGCCAAGCGTGCCACCGGCAGCAGCGACAGAGGACACGGTATTGGTCCCTGTCAGAACGGTAAGGTTATGCATTCCCTGCAAGAGTTGCGTCTTGTAACTGTCACAGATCGCCTGCGTTATGGCCATTGAGTCTTAGCTCCCATCTTTGGCAGCTTCTCGTAATCCACGATGATATTGGTATCCCTGCGAATCACCTTACCTTCGCTATCGAGGTATTCCGTGATCTCCGCAACTCCGCAATCCACTTCTTGCCTGGTAATCCTTGGCGGTATCTGTTTGATCTCCAGCATAGCTACCTCACGGTCGCTTTTATGGTCTAGTTAAGTTAACCTGTACCGCTATCTCTGTCTCCCCGCCTGCAAGGCTGGCGATCATGATTTCCATCTTATCTCCGATGGCGTAAGCTGTATTCTGCACCGCTCCACCGTCAATCCAAGTATTCAGAGATCCTAAGGTAAGATTGGAAGCTAAGTGAGTATTCGCCCCGTTATTCCTCGCGTTGATCGTCGCTCCGGTAGCTCCTGAGACATATCCCTTCACGTTCGTCACGGTACACGCAAAGGGAGCTTGCCACACGATGACATTTATTGTGGAGGTAGGAGCGATAATCGTTCCACCCCTGGAGAATGACAGCGTAGTCTGCAACACGCTCGTCAAAAACGATCCGATCACCTTCTGATTGGTAAGATCTCCCGCTGTAGCCCAGGTAACGAACTGATCGGCTGTAGAAGCTCCTCCACCAGCACCCTCGATAGACGCCCATACATAGGGATTCATGGAAGTACATCGCTTGGTCACATGGTTAGTGGTATCGATCCATAGATCATCCGTCATGGGCATGGGGAAATCAGGAGTGATGGCTACACTCTGATCGGGAGCGTTCCCCTGCTTATAGATATTCGCTGGAGTAGTTCTGCTCACTTATACGATCTCTCCCGATACTCTACCTTGGGCTTAAGCCATCCGTAATAGCTATCTGGAGTAATCTCCATTGATTCCCCACATTCTGCATTGGAACATACCACTGTAGCTCGCTTGGAACTATGAGGAATCTTGTCATCTACCTTATAACTGGCTTGACAGATTGGACACGTGATTGTACCTACTTCTCCAACGGTAGGCCAATCTACCGGAGGCTTGATATTGATGTATTCCTGCTGCCACCACTGGGCTAGTTTCAACCACATCTCTGCCATGGCGTTCTTCTGCTGGACACGGATAGCTTCCTGCCGTGCCGCAATATCGGTCAAGGAGTTTAAGATATCCTGATGCCACCATAGCCGCAGCTTAATGAGTATCTTCATCAGTTACTCGGAGTCAATACAAAGAGCATCGTTGCTGTATCTCCTACATTGTCATTGCGAATGTTCGCGGCATCAGCCGCATTCAATGTTCCGAACTGCATCTTGATCGTGTGGGAAAGACCATCCCCTCCTACCACTGTGGTTACGACAATGTTGCAGCTATTTCCAATTGGGGGAATAGTAAGCTGCCTTCCAATGACCAATGAGCTTTGCGTATCGAATAAAGCCATGACGATACCTATTCCGGCAGTAGTATTGAGAACATCGGCGCTGGCCGTTACCACCAACTTCCATCCAACGGGGATGATGACTGTATAGCTAAGAAAGGCGGCATCCACATCTACGAGTGAAACGCTGGAAGTACTGTAAGTTCCTCCAGCTCCAGAGCCTCTCTTCAGTACGATTGTTGGTATCCCCGTACCTGTAGGAGTGCCATTGATCGTAGGGTTGGTAAAGACTCCGTTGACGATAGCCAAGGCACCTCCACTGGATGCTGCGAGTGTGTTCAGATTAACTGATGCTCCAAGGATATAGAATAGGATCGGTCCCAGCTCATTGCCGGATACGTCCCTGAATGTCACTCCATAGAACGTAGTCGAAGGAACAATATTATCATTGCCCCAGAGGTTTACCGTAAAGCTGCCATCGAGAGCCGTCTGTACCTGATATTGAGTCTTGGGTAGTAGCGCCGTTCCTGTAACTTGAGGAATGGTACCGATAGCAATATTCATCAACTGGAACGTAACCGTACCTTGAGGTAGGCCACCACCAGATAAAGTCTGCATGTTGCCGGTGACAGCGCATAGGCTAGGCACTAGAGTTGCCCTCTACTGAATAGGCCGCCACCGCCACCGACACCACCACCTACGCCGTTACTGTTTACTGGACTCGCCGATACGGCGGTTAGGGCCGCAGCGGTAGATAAAGCCGTACCTGGTACCGGTTGAGATAGAGGGCTTCTTGTCCATTGCGAGATTGCCATTACCGAGTAGTAGCGCGTCGTGGTATCGAATAGGCCCTGCCGTAGATACGATCCTGATTGAGCTGCCATATTCGCCGGCACGATAATCAGAGGCAGTCCTGGCGGAGACGCTTTGGTATCCATCTCGTAGATTGCATAACTGGAAATAGAAGGCTGTTCATTCCAGGCAATGAGTACGCTTCCGGGATAGCTAACTGTAGTCACCTGAGGCGCTACCGCTGGAGTGATAGAGCCCTGTAAGTCCGTTACTGAGGTCATCAGCCAGTTCAGGAAGTCGTTCATCGCCGGACTGGTATTGCTGTCACTGGGAACGCCATTCCAGGTACGCCGTGGTCCTGTATTGATGGAGATAGCCATCAGTTCTTCTTTACCACGTAGATTCGATCCAGCTTCAATCCATTGGCTACCAGTTGCGCCGCTTCCTGTTTCTGAGCGATATGTAGGGTACGCTCATCTACTAGTAGAGCTACATCGGGACCGTCCAGTAATTGCTGAAACCTCTTGATGAACCTCTTGGAGAATGATAGCCAGCTATCTCCACCCTTGATATTGTGCTCGGGATGTTCCTTCCATCTCTCAATCATCATTCTAAGGATTTCGTCCACATGAGCACGATCTGCGGCATGATGTCTCCCCACGTTGAAACGTCTAAGAGCAAAGTCGGTTCGCACGGGGATGTGCAGTGCGTCTCCAATGATTTCAGTTGCGTGGGAGTCGAGGTCACTTCCCAGTATCGCTGAGATATCTTTTCCTTTGAGAGGTTCGACACGCAGCTTCAACTCCTTTCGGGCTTCCCTGTCCAGAGGGACTTTCTGCCAGCCGGATTCGCGGCCCTTACGGGTGAGCTTATCGGGGACATTGGGTACCAGGTAGATCATTTATAGTTATCCAATTGACTCTGAGCGATAGACCTTTCCTCTTGAGTGGCCTTGGGATTCCTAAGGATCTCATTAAGACGGTTGATCTCGTAAGTACGCTGGCCCTCCAGCCATTCAGGACGATTGATGCGAGCGCCTTCGATGGCGGATTGCTTGGCACCGACAGTCCCTCGGGATGGAGTCGCCTGCTCCGCACTTTTCAGACTAACCTTATTTGGAGGGATATTCTTCAATCCTTGCTGAAGTGCGGCAGCTTTCTGTTCGCCAAGATCATAAAAAGGACTATCACTGGAGGAAGCTGCGAATCTCCTTACCGCTCCGCCACTACCTAGAATACGCTCCGCTCCAAGTCCCGCTACGATACCAGGAACGTAACCGATACCTGCAGCACGTCCAGCCAATCCACCTACCGTACCGTAGGGCCACCAACGGAATCCCTTGGCCTTGGCGAACTCTTTAGACTTGGAATAATCCTCACCTTCACTGCGGAGATCCTCAGGATCGAGGCCAAGATTCTTATACTGTCCTAAAGTGTTCTCCAGATGCGCCATATTATCAGGAGTCAGCTTACCGAGAGTCTGTGGAGCTGTAATGCCATTCATTATCTTGGAGACGATGGGATCGTTAACAAAGTGATTGAATCTCCTGCGGGATAGATCATTATAGGAAGTCCACTCATTGAGAGCGCCATTATCCCTGGCAGCCTTACCGATCTGCGTCTTGAGATCGTTATAGGTAGAGGTGAGTGCCGCCTTCATCGGTCCTTCGGCATCAGCCATGGCCGCACCAATCTTAGTTTTCATCTGAATGGCTGTAGCGATATCCCACTTACCGGAAGTAGAGCCGAGTTGGTTTATATCATAGAGAGTAGCCAAAGACTGAGGTAGCTTCTCTGGAGTCTTGACCTTGGCCAAGGCTTCGTTCATATGGTCTACGGTAGCCTTGGCTTCCACTGATCCTTCAGGATGAGCAGTATCTACCTTAGAGATGAGTTGCTGGGCAGCCTGACCCTCTTGCGCCTTCAGGGTATCGTGAACCTCTTTTAACTTGGCGCTGACACCCAAGCCTCGGGTGTACATATCCTTGCTAATTTGTTGATGGGCCAGTTCAACCTTACTGGCTGGAGTGGTTAACCCTGATGCTGCGCCAGCTAAACCTCCAGCTAGTTGTGCTCCACCGCTAAGTCTACGTTCCAGCATATCAGCAGTATTCTCACCTGGTTGCCTGCCCGTAAGCGCCTGCTTGCCACCTTGAGCGGCAAAGGCTCCACTGGCTGCCAGTTGAGGTACAGTTAGTGCTGCTCGGGTAGCTACCGCAGACTCAGGTAGAGCCGATCCACCTAAGGTAGCGGCAGCAAGCCCTAGAGATACCGGAGAGGTTAAGCTAGACGCTACGTTAGCTGCGCTACCTGTGGCTCCAGTAAGAAATCTAGTTATTGCTGCTGCTTTGGGATCTCCAGCGTTAGCGGCCTGAGTGGCACCTTGTTCCATCTGCTCGGGAGTCATGGTGCCACCGGAGATTAACCCAGCAAGCATCTGCTTCATCGTATCGGAGGAGATCAGACCCTTGTTGATCGTATTCCAGCCTGAGCCGATCTTGGACATCAATCCTTGGATGGGAGATTGCTGAGATGAAGGTGCTGCCGCTTGCTGAGGTGCTGGAACCTCGTGATACCCAGAAGGTGGTCCTACTGATGCTGCCGGAGCAGGTACTTCGTGATAGCCATCCGGTGGACCGTTATTCGGCATTATGGTAACGGTGTATTCGTCGCGGCATCATACCACTTGCCGTCTTTCTGATAAGCAGGCTTGGTAGAACTCTGCGGAGCTCCACCGCCCTGCTGTTTCTGCTTCGCTCCCACCTTGGGAGGTACTGTCGGTATCCCCAAAGGATTCTGCGGAGGTACTGGAGCCATCGGCGCTACTCCGGGAGTAGGCGCATTAGCCGTATTCTGATTCATGCTGGAGATATCACCTAAGCCACCGAATAGGCTGCTGAGTATCCAGTGCTCCTTATCCCATGATCCAACCTTCTCCTGAAGCTGAGCACCTTCCATAGTGCCACGCTGAGAGAGAGATTGCCGCGCTACGTCCACCATCCCAGCACGAATCTGATTGGCTTCCTCGCCCAAAGCTAGCTTGGCCCTGTCGATTCCCACCTTGTCTACCATCACTGAGAATGTTTTCTCGAAATCCTTGGCTCGTAGGTCAAGCGCCGCATGAGCCTGATCAAGATGACCCTGAGCTATCGCCTGCCTCCAAGTGTTCTGATTCTCAGCGAGAGTTACCTTACGCTGATTGATCGTCTGATTGAACTCTCGATTCTCAGCCTCACTTTGTTCTGCCTTAGATTTCGTCTCAGCATTCTGTTGCGCGATAGCCGCCAAGGTAGCCTTATTGGATAACTCACCTTCCCGGTAAGCACTAGTACTCGCCAAGCTACCTAGAGTCTCTGCTTTCTTCTGCTCCAGTTCCTGACGCTGTAACCGTTCTGCCGGCTGCATGGCTGTCCAACCGTAGGACTGAGCGCCTTGAGATAGCGCCCTAATCAGTGCCGCTATCACCGGATGCTGCGTAGGGTCGATTTGTCCTCCACCTTGAGGTACCGTCTGAGCCATGGGGGATTGCAAAGTCTGCTGGCTCTGCTGCATCAGTGCGGCAGGATCGAATCCCTGTAATGGATTAGCGGGAGTGCTCATGCCTGGAATCCTTGAACTCCTAGTGGGTTAGTGAAGGCGCTGAGTGAAGGATTGCTATTCGGATTCGGTAAGCCGATATTCGGAGGCGCTCCACCTGGTAAGGTAGTCGGTAACTGCATGGAACCTGGATTACCTTGTCCTTGTTGCTGTCCTTGACCTATCAAGTTACCTAGTGATTGCCCTGCTGCGTTAATCGAACTGCCCAAGGTTGTCTGTACCGGCTGAGTAGTCGGCATCCCTTGACCACCGAAGTTGAACATATTCCCTAGACCTTGCTGACCCTGAGCCGCTTGAAACTTAACCTGCTCGTTAGCTAAGAGATTCTGAAGATAATTACTGACGCTGTTCTGAGCGGCACCTTGGCCCAGTTGACCGAGTGCCGATGCTGTAGCTCCAGAAGGTCCATATCCCATTCCTGAGGTCTGCATGTTCTGACGAAGCTGGCCAGCCGCATTGCCGAACTGCTGGGCATTTTGACCCGCCGCCTGCGATTGAATATTCTGCAGGAACGGACTTCCCTGCTGCATGTATTGCTGAAAGAAAGGGAACAGTTGCTGCATGATCTGCATCTTCTGTTGCTGGCTCTGCTGATTCATGGCCAACTGAGCGGCAGCAATAGCGTTCTGTTCCTGAGCGGCCTGCTGTGCTAGGGAGTCGTTCTGAGCGGATTGACTGGCACCAAAGCCAGCGCCTACCAGTCCCAATAGAGGTGCTAACCAGGCCATTACGTGCCTCCCGTAGTCGGCGGATTCAGGAACATAAACCCACCCTGAGGGTTATACATCAATCCATACTGAGCCAGGATGTTGGCAGGTACCTGAACCTGATTCCAGTTACCAGCTTGCTTCCAATTGGCGATAGCGTTCCATAATGCGCTTCCCGGAGCAGGCATGGGTTGGCCACCGGGACCGAAAATCAAGTTAGAGTTCGACGGTGCTCCGGGTACGTTAGCTCCAGGAGTTCCATTGTTGGGAGCGGCCTGAGCCGGACCGGGAGGCTGAGGTGCCGGACCCACGCTGGGACTGGCAGGCTGAGGAGCCAGGTTCTGAGCGTTCTGCTGCAAGGTCTGCGGTAATCCGAATAGTGGAGCGTTGCCACCACCTAGAGGACTGCTCTGGATATCATTGAGATTCCCTAGGGGATTGAAGTTTAGTACGCCACCCGGAGGTCGCATGAAGTTACCACCAGCAGAGGTAGCCAAGTTCTGAAGGTAGCTATTATCAAAACCCTGAGGCGTGGTGGAAGATGGCCGCACTACGCCGGCATCTCCTCCAAAAGCCTGCTGGCCTTGAGGTGCTTGATCTCCTTGACCCATCCGCAACATCGATTGCCCTGTAGTCCAGCCACCCATTACCCCTCCGCTATGGGATCGTAAGCGAACTCAAATCCCTTGAGTTCATAAAATCCCGGTGTCGATGGAAACGTAGTCCCGATCTGGAATCTACGTCCCTTCACTACGTTGACGCCACCCCACTTGAATAGCGCCGGAGATCGCTCCAGCGCGAATATCTGAGAGGGATTGTTCACTCCCGGAACACATAGTGTGGTATTGGCGTTGACTCCCATAATGAACTTATCGTCATCGTAAGATAGCACGTTCCAGCTCCAGCCCTGAGAGGCAAAGTTAAGCGGAGACTGGTTGGTTAATACTCGCATCCATGCTCCTGTCTTGATCGTCTCGGGATCTTGGTTACCTACCGCGTGAAGAGTGAGCCCTGGAGACGGTATGCTCTGCTCGGTAGCTACCGTGTAGTAGCTTGGCTGCCAATCGAGATCGGTGATTACGTCCACATCTCCCGCAATCAGATGATTGATGCTGTTACTATCGAAAGCCGTCTCAATGGCCTCACAGTTCGTAGTGTAGAGGTACCAACTAGGAGCATTAGTGGCCATATCGAACGTGAAGAAACTAGGCTGGCCGTTGGAGGCGAGAAGATCGAGGTCCAGCAAGCAGAGTTGATTATTGAAGGTAGACGATCCAATGGTTATGGCCAGAGCCAGCCAGTTCCTGCCACCCGATTTGTAGCATTTCATCCTGGCAAACTGAATCCGTGTTGCCTGGTTCAAGATATTCTGAATGGGAATGCCGACATTCTTCGGTGCATAGTGATCGGTGAAGAGCCATACTTCACGGTCACTGGAGAGCCAGAAAGCTCCTAGCGAAGTCACGCAGGTAGCATAGGGACTGGCGGCCCCAATCAGATAAGGCAATCTCTGAATGGTGGTACCGAGCTGTTGAGGATTGGCTACCAAGTTATCGGTCAGTAATCCCGTCATCCGAAACATATCGTGGCGGTTGCTCCAGAAGCACATCCCCGTAGGCAGGTTGGCACTGCCGTTAATCGCTCCGTCTCCAATAGGTAAAGTGATCTCATTGAGAGGAGCGAATGACTCTGGTGGCTGGCCGACTACCGTTGCTTCCATGTTGGAGTAGAAGAAACTCTGCGGGGCAGCATTGGTTCCGTAGACGATCCTGCGACCCTGATACTGATCTTGGAATTGAGTGATGGGCGGAGGTACGTTCTGGTTCTGTGTCAATTCTGAGGTAAACGATCCATTGGGAGGCTCGGAGTTATCGGTATCGTTGTAATAGACTCCTCCTCCGACACTGGTAAAGTTGAATGGCGAGTTATTAATAAAGTTGGTTGCGGTAAATGAGTTCCTGGCGATACGGAAATAGATAGCTCCACCATCGGATGTAGCGTAGATCCGTACATGCGTAACCTGTGGATCGTAAACGAAGAATGCCCTTGGAGTGGCATCAGTGATAGCCGATCCAGAATTAACCGTCAGGTGAGTAGCATCCTGCACGCTGACGATATAAGGATCGACGGGGAAGGAGTTCCCCTTCATGCTTATCTTCCTGCCTACCCATGCCTGAGAGAAGAAAGTATTGGAACCGGTGATTACAGGAGATGCATTGATCGTAGTTACGGTTCCAGGCTGAGTGGTTGCGACCTCGATAAGACCACCGCCACCTTGGATATATTGAGATGCTGGAGAAGGAGCGGAAACATGTCCGGTATTGGCATTCTCCCAGGCGTACTGATAACTCCTGCCAGTGTTCTTAGTGATCCCCGTATTTACCGTTCCACCGCTACTGCTGGAGTCTTGGCCAATCTGTGCATAGGTGATTGTGTTGCCCCCGGCTACGGTCAGCATCTTAAAAGCTGTGCCAGCAGGACTGTTATAAGTAGTGTCGGTCACTCCCGCAACCGTTATCCACCCTTGAGGGAAATAGACGCTGACTAATCCAGGAGCAGTCAAGGTAACGATATTCGATGTTCTGGAGATAGCGGTAATAGCTGCCGAGGTAGAGGTGGTGCCTCCTATAATTGGAGCGGCATCGGGAGCATCTATACCGTCTAGTTCCAAGGTAGGAACTCCGGCATTGTTGAATATCTTGCTGCGAGCCATGCCGTTCGTCTGGAAGATCATCCCGCCAAGGCCAAGGCGCATAAACGGTCCTGTCAGGTTCCATGTCGGCAGATAGAATAGGCTGGTAGTCTGTAGGCTGACCTGAGTAGCTCTATGCAGTACAGCATCCCAATACCATATCTGCATGTTGGTATCGAAGAACCACCAAGGATTACTCAAGGGAAGATAAGCTCCGTACATGGAACTCATGCGTACCGTGGTAGGCGTATATCCCGCAGTTGTGTTATTGAGAGTAGGAGCCCATCTGGCCCTGCGTACCGTACCGAATAAGCCGGAGTAGACATTATTGGCTGCGGCCCACATTTGAGGGGATAGGAGGGTCGGATCGGTATAAGAATTAAGGCCCCCAGTCAGAGATTGCAGAGTAACTGTCTGCCGACCACGATCCTGATTTGTGGATTCAAACTCTGCGGTAGCGCGTCTACGTTGAGGCATATTATCTACTGATATTCGTTACATAATAACGAAGAACACTTTGCGGGAACCTTCTGCGCCTTGGTGGCTCCTGGCGCTGTCTCGTCATCACTGTATCCCGCATGGCATCAAGTTCCTTCTCAGCCTTGGCTACCCAGAAAGGCAGGCGAGGATCATTAGCTGGAGTGCTCATGAAAGTTCTTGTAGCTAAGGTGGCAATCACATCATGATGGCCATCGGGAATATCGGGAACCGTAGCGATAGAGTAATTGGAGTTTGTTACCGCAGGAATCACTGGATTCCATGTGGTCAGTGCCGTATCGGAGTTGATGGTAGCGATCCGATAGGTCTGGTTCCCGCCAAGGACTAACTCTACGCCAAGGTCAGTATCTTCATCATTTCCAGGCAAAGCTCCCTGAGCATCGGCAGAGACGATCTGAGTGAAGCTGGTATTCGTGCCGGTGACCACTAGTCCACTAGAGGTGATTGAGCCATTCTGCAAGATCGTTAACGGAACGAAGATAAATGTGTAGACCACCTCGATTTGTGTCCCTACTGGCAATGGTCTGGCAAACAGCAGTGATCCCTTGGCAAAGAACGTATAGAGATAAGGAGACTGTTGCGCTACTTGCTGCGGAGTCGATTGCTGAATCTGTAGGAATTGAGGATCGTTCCAGTTTCTCGGCTGACCAGGAATCCAGTTGGTATCTCCAGGCTGAAGAACTCGTATCCTAGTGACCTGAAAGACGCCATTACCTACTGGTCCATTCAGAAATCCGTTGGAGTTGTAGAGAAGATCAAACTCAGCGGCGGCAGTAGCCACCGTCACGATCTTGATATCAGTAAAGTAGCTGTCATCAAGTTGAACGATGTAATCCCAGCACTCCTTATAGGCGGCGTTCACCTCATCTAGGTACTCCGAGATATCGTAACCGGGAATACGCCTCGTCACTCGATTAACAAGTGAGATGGCATTGAGTCCCTTACGAAAGGTAAGAGTGCTTGGAGCTAGCGGTCCAGTTGGAGTGACGACTGGCATAATCTTTAAGTGTTAAAGTAAGGAATCTTCATCGCTGTTCCAGCCACATTGATGACAATATACCCAGCTACCTGCGCTGGAACTGCCCCATTGGCCCCAGCAGTAGCTGATGTTGCCGTAGTAGAACCAAGTCCAATTTGAGCAGCCGCTACAGTCGGAGCAGCACCATTCACTATGGGAGCTGTAAGTAGAGAATTGATTATGGCATTTGACTGCATATCCAGGGCTGCCGCACCAATCTGGACATGCCTAGTAACATTGGTCTGTGGGAAAATACTCAAATGACCACTGGAAAGAGAATCGATAAGCCATCCTTGGCCATTGGGAGATGTTTCATTCTTTAACTGTAATGCGGTATCGGAAAAGCCAGTTCCTATACATACGCGGATCGAACTGCCCATTTGATCGTAGACGTAGGTTCCGCTAAAAGTGGTAAGAGAGAGAAAGTTTGTCCATCCATTTCCAGCAGCGTTTGAGTTACCCCATACGTCCAGCTCAGCTCCGTTGGTTAAAGCAGCGAAAGCCGGAAATGTGTATAGCCCACTGGTCACTTTGATACTGCTGGCAGAAAATTGACCAGAAGGACCGAACACCGCAACGACAGAAGCCGCCGTTGTTCCCGCTACATCGTTGGCAAAATCGAAGTCACTTCCATAGAGTATTCCCGAGGTAATGGATATAAAGGGGACGGTCTGCGGAGAAAGATATTCCATATGTAAATTACTGACTCCGACGTGCCCTCCTCCGCTGACCACGATCTGCGCGTTATCCACAGAACAATCGACCATCGTAAGATACGCACCGGAGAATGCATTGACTATTGCCGAAGCGCAAGCAAAGCTAGCACCATCCTGAATAAACGTGCACGCCGAGAAACTAAGCTGCTCTCCGCTATTGGTGAGTCCTCCAGGAATGGAAAGAAGATTCGTTACTCCATCTCTGATAATGGAGTTATGAAATTCCGTAGCCCAGGCATTATTTCCATAAACGATAACCTGATTGAAGCCTCCGATATTGATGCCATCGGCCTTGAATCCTTCCGCTCCATTTGTACCGCCCAGCAGTAACCCAATCCCTGTACTGGTGGCTCCGGGACCAATAATGACCAAATCGCGTAGTCCCGCTCCGCGAGGATGGTTTGTAACTACACCAGGGCCATAGTTCATGGTGATACAGGTACCACTGGTAGGAGTAAAGGTTAGCTGCGTTCCATAGCCAGCTCCCTCTAAGATAGCTGGCTTGTTGGCGGTACCGAACACAATAGGAGTACTGAAAGTGAAGGTACCAGTAGGAACTATAATCTTTCCGCCATTTGCTGTCAGTGCGGCATAGGCGGCATTGATCTGTGCTCCCATATCCGACCCAATGAAGTCGCTGGCGTAAACAATACCTTCCCCGTCTGCGGAGATCGTCTGAGTAAATTTGAAGGTATTGATTCCAATTCCACTGATATAGATATCGTAGGTTCCAGCAGGGACATTGAGAGCTACGTTGCCGCTGGCATCGGCCACGGTTGTAGTGATCGGAGAAACGCAGGGAGTAGATGATCCACTGGGAGTGCAGACAGTTACTGTTACACCTGGAGCTACTTGTAGTGTTGTGCCAAGGTTCTTGAATACCTGAGTGTTATAGTTGGAGATGGCACACCTCTTACCTCTTGGACGGTGGCGCTGTCTGCTTAGCGATCTCTGCCGCTACCAGCATGGCTAGATATTCAGGGTCAACCTTCTGTTCAATGACCACCTGTTGCTGCTCCCTGATCTCAGGGGCCTTGGTTACTGTCTCGGGAGCCTTCAAGCCATGGAGTTTGTAGCACTCCGCTTCGTAGGTATTCGGTACCCAGCGGCCCGGTCCACCTTGCATCTTGCTGCGGAACTGCTGCTCAAACCTATCAATGAATAAGCGGCGATGCTTCATGTTGCGTTCTTCGCCGGCCTTTTCGATCTTCTCTCTGTTGGCATCGGAAGTCTTATCGAGATCGGCCATGGCTAAACCACGTGAGCCGAAGTCACCTACTAGACGCTCTGCTAGCTGCTTTCCGGTAACGATAGACTCTCTCCCCTCACCTGCTGCGTCTACCCAAGACTCATAGCGCACATGACGATAGAAGTCCTCCAGCTTAGTCCACTGGTGCGCCTTGAAGATCACTTGCACACCTAGAGCCTGACGATAATCCGTCATGCAGTTGTTCTCTTCGTCCCACTTGGGGAAATCCTCTGGAGAGTAGACTGACCAACTCATTTCTTTTCCTCCAACACTTTCATGATGGCGTCCACGATAGCCTCGCGCTGGTTATCGGGTAGCTTAAAGACAGCCTTCCTGTCCGACTGCAATAGCGTCTTGTTCAAAGCCTTGTCGATCTCTTCCCTAGACGTAGCCAAGTTTCTGTAACCTTTCCCATTGCTGGGCGAACTTGCCGGAGTAACCGATTTTGCTGTCACGTAAGCCCATGCCTGCATAAACCACTCTGTCGGCTGCGGCAAGATACTCCTGATCTAAACTGTGTTCCCATGCCTTGCGAGCATTATCCCGTTGATCCCGGTAGAAGCCTACGAACTTATCCGCATCTCGTTTCTCGGGATTGCCGATATCGAGCAGCTTCAGATCATAATCAGTGACACCGGGCTCATCAGTAGTTCTGGCCACGTACTCATTGCCTGCCACGTTGGTACCAACGATATCCAGACGGCCATCGGTACGCTTGCGGGTTTTGAGTCCCTTGGGTAGATCAGGCATTAGATAGCATTCGTAACGCCAGGGAGTGGAGACGGGCCTGCCGCAAACTGTACCGTGGTAGCGGTGGCCGAGCTATTCTGAATGGCCGTGGTCAATGTCGTAGTCGCTGCGGAGTTCAGCTCAAAGTCAGCAATCAACCACTGATTGGGAGCGGTGCCGCCGAATATCTGAATACGTGCCGTGCCGCCAGCGCCGAGGAAGTTCTGAACGGATATCGCTGATGCAATTAGATCGGCCATGGAATCTCCTTAGAGAGCGTTAAATACCTGAGCCAGATTGTTTGCCGGATAGTTCAAGGTAGTCGATGTCCCGGCAGGTTGCGAGGTCACGATAAAGATATCTCCCGTAGTCACGTTCGCTGCGTTAGCTCCACTGACGAAAGTAACATGAAGCGCTGTGCCGCTATCCACGGAGTTGATGGATAAAACCGTAGGAGCCCCGGCGTTCGCCTGCGTAGCGATGCTGATCTGCATTCCTGCTACAAGGCCGGCACTGGCGGCTACTGTGTATGCTGTGTTGTTGGCAGCAGATAGATTCACTGTTTGGGTACCCTTGAAGAACTTAGGAGCGGCATTCTGAAGATTGCCTATCAGTGTCTGAGCGTCCGCAGCAGGCATCTCAATATCTGCGATGATCCACTGATTACCGGGAGAGCCGCCTAGTAACTGTAGGCTGGTAGTCCCACCAGCGGTCAGCGTCTTTGCGGTCAGCGAAGTGGCGATAAGATCTGGCATTATCCAATCCTGGCGAATACCGCTAAACCGCTACCTGTTCCTAAAGTAACTGTGGTGAAATTCAACCGTATCAGACCACTGCCACCATAGCCTGACATATCGATGGCGATGGCCTTGCCTACCGTAGCCACAATTAGCGTGAATCCCGTATAGGACGATAAGGTAGCTGCAGCGGCGCTGACCGGAACCACACGGTTCACCTTCTCGAATGCCGATGGTCCAGATGGTCCTTCAGGGTCCATGGCACTTTCCACGTCAAAAGTAGCTGTAGTTACCGTCCCGCCCAACTGGGCCGATTGAATCACCAGATTGGCACGATAGACCGATGATTGCGGCGGAATAGCAAAAGTAGCCTGAGCGCCGCTTGTAGTGATATTGGCATAGAGAAGTTCATCTACACCAATTCTCAGTGTCTTTGCCAGATCAGCCATTTAATGTCCGAAAGCAATCAAGGTTGCCGATACCGCCGTAGCTGAAGCTGCTGAGGCGATCTCGGTTCCCGCTGCCGCATACATCCTCAGATTGCCGGTGGTATCGTCAATCTCGGAATAGGTTCCACCAGCACCGGCATTGGGAGCGAGATCGGCTCCAATGTAATAGGCTGTCGGCACTGCAGGAGGTGAGTTGGTCACGTTCAACTGAAAGTCACTGGTAGAAGCGAAGGTATTGAACGTGAATAGAGCCGGAGTGATGGGATAGCCATGAGCATTGGCCGCACCGGGATACGTGGCATCACCAGTAACCTTGATGATGGCCATGAACTCCGAAGGCTGTAGGGCTACCTTGAAGATACCGACTACGGTCAGGGCCATCTAGTTATTCCCCTTCCTCAGGATAATGACTTGTCTTGGACTTCAAGGGACCGTTTACCGTGTTGCTGGAAGAATCATCCAAGTCAGCCAAGGCTTCCTTGACTACCTTATCTACGCCTGCATCAGGAATATGTCCGTAGATGCTGTCACCACTGCCTGAATCTTTTGCCATGATGTCACCTCAGATGTTCGAGATCGTTCTTCGAGGCATCGGAACCACTGCCTTCCTCTTCTTTCGCAGTGGCTCCTTTGCCGACCATACACTTCAGCGCCTGCTCTGCAACTTCCTTTCCCTGATCCTCGTGAACCGACAGATCGGGACCGTAAATGTTGCAATGACGGTTAGCCATAAGTATCCTCGCTACACACTCCATCAATATCCGCCGCTTACACCTGAGGCCGGCACTGATAGCCCGGTAATAGCTGTATTGGCGTTCGGGAAGTGACACCCGAGATTCCCGCGGAACTCTAGGAACGCCTGGAACGCATCCGTGTAGATTCCTGAGGAATTCACCACGCGGTTAAGGATGCTGCCAGTGCGGTCATCGAAACTCAGCTTCCTTGCAGTGACCTTCAGCATGCTGTCCTTGTTGACGAAGTACAGCGTATCTCTCGGTGCATCGGTGTCGATAACCCACGGAATACCTTCAAACTCGTAGGCCGTATATCCCAGGTCCATCTTCATTGCTGTACCGTTGAATTGCTTCAAGGTCCAGCCCATATCTGCGTAGGCGTGAAGTTGAGCGCCGTGGCTCCAGATGCGCAACTTGTTGAGATCAACTGCGCCACGAGCCTGTTGGATCAGCCAGATACCACGACGGATATGATCTCTAGTCAGGGCTGGCGTTGAGGTCAGCGCAATGACGTTAGCATTGTACTGAGGGTTGTTCGCCCGGTTGATGTTCTGAAAGTTCGTGGCGAAGGTGCCGTTATCGATGATGACCTTAAGGCCACTCATGGCCTTGTTGAAACTATCTGCGGAGCCAGAGGCCGAGCCAACCGAGGAGACGATTCCGTCTCCCACTGCGATAGCTGTGCCGGCTGAAGCAGGGCCGATGGTAATGGTAACGTTGCCGCCTGCTGAGGTGTTCTGAATCGTGCCGGCAGCACCTAAGGTGTTCTGAACCGAGACGATCTGAGCGGAGTACTTAACCGGAAGCGCTGTTCCCGTCAGCACGTTGATGAACTGACCGGGCCTCAAGTATCTTGCACCGTCGCCGGTTCCTGTCACATCAAGTACGGTATTGACTGTCGTACTTGGTGTGGTGGTGTTATTCATCTTCCCCAAGATGCCCGTACCGTCGAGGAAGCTGTAATAGTTGAGTTCCTTGATGGCCTGAACTACACCATTACGGACGTTGAAGGCCAGAGACTTGACGTAGTTCGTCGCATCTCCGCCACCACCTGCATCGAGAGCAGCGCCGGTAAACTGAATGGTTTTAGCATAGGAGTAGAAGCCTACCAGGGCGCGATTGACGTGCTCGGCATCTCCACCGGGGAGAGCGCCGCCATCGGCATACCATGCATGAGCACCATTAGGAGCCATGTGAACCGGGATCTCTAATCCACGGTTGCTGATCATCGTGCCGGAACCTTCAAAGACATCGTTCCAGAGCACGGGAGCGGAGTTAAATTGCTTGTCAACTCTGGGAGCAAATACAATCTTGAAAATCGGATCGGCTGCGGAAAGATCCCAAGCCATATGATACCTGCTTTATGAGGAGCCGCTTATTATCTTGCTGAGAGAGCTTTCTTGAGGTCCGCAACCATTCCGGCAGTTCCCCAATTGGGATCTTCACCGGGAGCGGTTTGCTGTGCTGTCCCGTTTACGTTCTCAGCGGCGGGAGTGATATCCCTGCTGCCTCGGGATTCCACTTCGGACCTGCGTTCGTGCTCTGTCTTTGAAGCGGCCTTGGTATCAGCAGTCACCAAGGAACATGCCTTGGCGAAGTGACTCGATAGGTCCACGTAAACACCCTTGGCGACACGATCTCGGGAACCAGTGTCTTTCCATAGCAGCTCGTTGGTCTTGAGACGGATATGATCTTTCGTCAGCTCAGGAGTTTCCTTGGGCAGCTTGGCCAGCAATTCATCCACGGCGGAGTTATATCCGTTGAGGATCTGGGTATTCTGCTTCTCGGTGAGTTCCTGATTCTGACGGCTGATCAAACCTTCGAGCTTACTCGTGAGATCGTTTAGCTTGGATTCGATACGTGGATCGGTGGAGGAGGCAGTGCTGCTCGCAGTGCCGGGCGGCTGAGTTCCTTCAGGATGCTCCCGTTGCCAGTTCTCGTACCATTTATCCGACATGTGCTCCAGGATCTTCTTATACGTTGTCGGATTGTTTCTGGCGATCTCGTTAAAGAATACGTCTGGATTACTATCCAGAATGCCAGGCAGGCGATTAAGAACTTCCATGGCCTGCTTGTATTGAGACGCATTCTGAGGGGTGATACCGAGATCGGCCAGGGTACGCAGAGCTGAGGCGTCCGCTTCGGTGAATTGAGGAGTAACTTGAGCTGGTGTTGATGGTATCTCAGGGGCTGCTGGCGTAGCCTGTGGTTCAGCCGGAGGTGCAGGCTTTGCAGCGGCATTCTCTAATTCAGCGAAGGTAACGCTTGGGGAGTTGCTCATCGGTTAGGAGTTAGCAACAGAATGACGGTAACTGTCAAGAGATTTCTGTATCTGTGTTACCGTTCCGTCAAAGCCTACCGTAGAGTTACGAAATATCTTAACGGATGGGTACCAGCCAGAAGTATCCTCCCTACCCCATTTGCAGTCCTGATAACCGCCAAGGATAAGCCACGTATCTTTCCCCATCGCGCCAGCCAAATGCACAATTGAAGTATCCACGGTAATAACAAGATCCAGATTTGAAATAATAGACGCTGTATCATTCCAACTCCTTATCTCAGGTTCCCGGCAACCCTCGGGAGCCTTGTAGCCTTTCTGTAAGCTGATCCACTCCACATTTCTATTGGAGATTAACTGTGCGGCTTGGTCTAGCTTCAGTGAACGGAACTTGCGAACATCCATAGCTTCTCCGCATTCCCAGCAGATACCGACTAAAGGTTTACCGTTGCGAGGTAGCGGGACTCTCTTGGGATCTCCTTCCAGATAGGTACCCGGAAACCACGGCTTATCTACCTTGAGCCATTGTAGCAATTCAAAGATGCTGACCCAGTAATCATAGGGATGTTCCTTATCATAGAACACTACGTCATCCTTGAGGCGGGGATTCTTCTCTTCTTCGTCCATGTGACACCAGGGATGATCCTTTAGATATTCTCCGACATCAGGAAAGGTGCAGTAACTTACGATAGCGCCCATCTCGTGGAGTTTCAGGTAGAAACGGAATAGCCAGAAAGCGTCTCCCCTTCCGCCTTCCGTGATAACCATGATGCGCTTGCCATTAAGATCTTCACCTTTCCATTCCTGAACTCCCTTAGGAGCGATCCACTGTTTGGATTCACGATAGCGGCTGCAGAGAGGCCATGCCTCAAGCCATCTTCCTTTTCGGATCAGCTCCTCCGCATAGATGTGGCCCATCATCTGATCGTTCGGAAGGATCTGATGAGCCCTTTGAATGTAAGGGAATGCCTCTTCGTGCCTGCCGTATTGTCTAAGGATACAGGCATAGTTGAGATAGGTTTTCGCATTCATCCAAGGAAGAGAATGAACCGCTCTCTCCGCATATCGAAAAGCCTCATCGTCCTGTTCCAGTACGTTGTAGTTGCTACAGAGATTCATCAGAGCTACCGGATCGAGAGGACATTCCAGGAGCCGGCTGAACTCTATGGGGATGCGCTGGCCTACTTCTTTCTTGGTGTAGATGAGATGACCACCTGCGGATTTCATTTTCTCACCATAGCGAAGCCGTTCTCATCGACCTGCATTCTGCCTCCGAAGTAAGTATCCATGATTAGATTGATGCCCTTACAGGCGGGATTGACGTAATCATCCGCCACCAGGATTCCTTGAGGGACTAGACAAGGCCACAGGATATCGATAGCCTCCTTGGCGCTCCCGTAGAGATCACAATCGATATAGATCATGCTGAAATACCGTACCGATTGAGCGATAAGAGGTAGCGTATATTTGAATCTACCTGGAACGGGAACGATGTTAGTCCCTTCAGCTAATGGCATGATCTCATCCCACGAGGTAAGGAAATCGCCTTCCTTGTGGCCATCGATCTCGGTAGGTTCGGGCATACCTCGAAAGGTGTCGCAGGCGTAGACGATCTTCTCTTTACAGATCGTACCGATCCTTAGAGCGGAATCCAGTTTCCAGCTACCGCATTCGATAATGTCTCCGGGAAGATCGTTAGCTAATCTGGCGTAACGGATGATCGGATGTTCACTGCTGGCCATTGCGGCGGCGTTGCTGGGCGGAGTGGGATTGACCTCGTTGGCCAATATGCGATTGGTTACCGCCGCTGGGTTGGGGAAGGTTAGGCTTCGCCGCTTGGCCCTTGACGCCCCTGTCATGCTTGAATTGCTCATTGTTATTCTTGTTTCCTTGAGGAGATTGTTGCTGATTGCCAGACTGCTGACCTTGTTGCTGACCGGATTGTTGCGCCATGAGGCCCTGAACTTCGGATACTGTAGCCATGTTCTGCATGTGCTGAATGAAGTGAGTATGAGCCGCTACCTTGACTGGAGGAGGCTGACTGTCCCAATCGTCGGAGTTCATCCAATCCCGCAGGGTTTTCATGTGCGCCTGATCGTTTTGTACGAAAGCGATAGGCTGAGGGAATTGACCGGATTGCTTGCCTTGATCGATCTCTTTCTGCTGTACCTTGGCATCGGAGGAGAACTCATCGAGATCGGGAGAGAGTTGATAGAGTTCCAGCGCTTTGCGCCTTACCTGAGGAGGTAGCTGCGGGTTGAATGCACCTACCGCGATAGCTTGGTTGAAACTCTGTTGCTGCTGATAGTCCAAGGGGATGATATTCGCCCTCATCTTGAACTTCTCTTTATCGAGCATCTCCCCGCGTAACTGCTTGAACTCCCACTGTCCGTTAGGCCCCATGATGGCCGAGACACGATCATCGAGCCAGTTCTCCGCGTCGATCTTCAGCATCTGCTGAGCCCACTTCTCATTCTCTTCCCGATACATCAACTGCAACGGTCCCAGCATGGATTGACTGGCCTGAGCGGCCTGTTGCTGGCCACCGTAAGTATTGATCCCCGGTTCGTGCTGGCCTATAGCCGAGGGAGATACACCGGAATTGAATTGCATATTCTGCATACGTGTGCTGCGCCAGTTCCATACGTCTGTACTTAGTTGTCCTCCGGGGAGCCACTTGGCTGCTTGGTCGATGGACTTACCGCCAAGGTTCTTCAGTTCCACCACGTAGCCAGCATCATTGATAATGTTGTTCTTATCAAGGCGCTGAGCATCAGCAAGAAGCAGAGGTAAAGAGTTATAGTCAACGTGTCGCAGAATGAGACGATCAACTTCGTCTAGTAACATTTGATCTGGAAGTAAATCATCGTCTCCATCTCCCCAAAAACGACCTTCTACATGGATGTGCTTGAAATGAGTCCAATGATCGTCCATGGATTCGTTTCGCGTGGTCAGCAGACAATCATCTGCTTTAGCTGCATACATTCCATCGGGGAATTTCTTTCTGAGATCAGAATCAGATTGATACATCGAAGGACGAATCCAACCCTCTATGAGAGGTACCTTGGCCTGAGTGACGGCTCGCTCGTACCAGCCGGGGTATTGCGTGGGATCGGATGGCAGCTCAGGAATGGCCTGCTGGTAGATCAAGCCGATATCCTCTGAAGCATTTACGGTATCTCCCGGCATAGTATCGCCAGCGAAGTTCGCCTTGGGAAACGTAGCCTGTAAGCCTACCTTGTCCACCATTCGGACTCTCAGAAGATAAGGAGCCTGCCACAAATTCTTTATTGAGGACCTGACGTAGACCTCGAAGGGCCAGACGACTTCGCAGCTTTCTTGTCCTCTTGGATATGCGGTCTTGCCGGAGAGCTTAGGTACTGTTGCAGTTCGAGGGGCTGTATGCTGCACGGGGACAGGGGAAGACGGGCCGCATTGCGGGCAAACAGGTTCCTGACCCTCACCGCCCATTCCGCAATTGGGACATTGCCAGGTTCCTTGGTCAAGTTGAACCTCCACATCTTCGTAGACTGGAGCGGTAACGAAACCGTAGCGGGGATCGACGGAATAATAAGAGTAACGGAAGCTATTGCCGTAGAGCCGCATGTTCTGGGCTTCCATGGCGCGGATGGCGTCATAGCCGATGTTCTCCTTGTTTATGTTGAGAGCGGTCCTAGCTGCTTCAGCGACGCCCTGAGAGGTGGGATCGGGACCATTCGGCTGAGCAATGAACTCAGGAGCTGTCTGAACGTACATGGCAGTGCCGTAACGGATGTAGCTGCGGTAATAGTTGGAGGCAAAGCTATATTCAGCTTGGTTGACTCCAATCGTATCGAAGGACATTCCCACGTCGGACAAGATATTGTCATGATATCCGCAGTTGTGAACGAAAATGCCGCAAGAGAGCGCGATATTACTAGTACGCGGTACAGTCACATCATAGACTTCACGATCTCCAACATCTACAACTGAAATGACTCTGTGGTTCTTGAGTTTCCTTCGCTTGTCCCAATAAGCCGCCACAGCAGAAGCCTGCTTCTCTCGATTCTCAGGCTTACTCCACCATTCACGAATACCTTCCGCTCGCGCATTGTTGAACTCTTTGGTCTTTCTAACTTCACGATTACGCTGAACAAATAAATGATTGTCAGCAAACATCTGCTTGGTGCGCTGCGAAGCATTCTTACGATTCTCGGGATTCTTCCAGAAATTCCGTTTATGATTGGAGATTCGCGCCCTGCCATGAGCGCTTAACTTAGAAGCGTGTTCTTTTGGAGTTAATACCTCAAGGTTCTCAGGGACGTTATTACGAGTGTTGTCATCCTTATGATGAACGTGTTTCCCTTTCGGATAAGCTCCAAATACATCAGTAGCTACCCAGCGATGCTCACTTTCAAATCGGGCATCAAAAGGCTGAAAGATAGCTCCATACGTGGCGTCAGCACCACTGCGGTAGAGTGGAACAAGTCTATCTCCAGTCTGCAATTCCCCCGCTTCCATGTATCCGGCAAACCATGTCAGTACCCTATGATCCTTGGTGCAGATGAAAGAATCTCCGTTATCTAGCGTTACTTCTACACAGGGCTTGATGCCTGTTTTAAGGCAGCGCTCAATCTGTACGGGAACAATGCGGCCCTGCCGGTTATCAAATCCGTAACTCCAGACAGGAAGGTGTTCACTGGATAGTTGTTTGAGAGTTACGTCCCGATTATCAAGTAGGTGTATTTTAGTATCGCCGTCCAGGCAGAAGAACAGGTGGTTGCGGAACCATTTTCTGTGGAGCTGGATTTTTTCATATTGACTCTGATAGTAGAAGTGATCGAGCAGCCACTTGATGCGTTTCTGCGGAGTGTCCCACTGCGGATAACTACCATAGGGATCTTTATTCTTATCTCGGGTCTGAAGATCTCGGATAGGCTTATCGGCACCCTTGAAGAGATCGGTGATCTTTCCGGCTAATCCACCTATGATACCGCCCAATTATTTACCTCTTCCGATATCGCCCATTCCTGCGTTTAGTCCAGGGATCCTGAACATTACTTGGCGTTCTTTTCTCTGTTGATCTAGTTTTCGCAGGGCTGACTCCAGTTTCTTCTTAACGTCTACATCTTGCTGTTCGGGGATACCGATACCACCATTGAGTATTTCCGCTTCAGGCAGAGGTTCCATATCATTCTTGATGAGCAGGCGATCCATCAGCCCTTTGATCATTCTGGCGTTCTGTAGCTCTCTGACGATCAGAATTGCCGCTAGAACGACGAGCGAGAAATAGAAGGGCATCTCGGACAGATATGAGTTCATCTCTAGAATACTCCTGCCATTGATCTTCCTTACCAAAGTTATCCGGCATCACTAACCCCCAAAACTAACCTGCATCGCAGTCTCCACAAGATAGCCGTGTTCTTCCGGTATGCTGATCGAAGGGTTGCAGATCGTGTTCCGATACAATCTTGCCGCAGACATGACAGCGCTTATGAGAGCCTATCCACTGAACTGCCGGTATCACCGGCGCATTAAATAGCTCCTTGGCCTCAGCCTCTATTTGAATCTCTAACGCCGTCTTTTCCATTATGCTTTAGCCTTCACAGCTACTTTCACCTTGATACTAGCTTTCTTCTTCTTGCTCTTCCCCGCCATTGCAGCTACCTTGCCGGTCAAAGGCTTCACCAAAGCGTTCATACTACTAAGATCAGCGCCCATTATTGATTATCTCCACACCTTTTCTCCAATCCACCCAGTCGTCATCTTCCCAAACTCCGCAGACGTCTCCGTTGGCTACAGGCTTCTGCATCACTCTACACCAACCGGTAGCAGAGTCCCACTTGGTTCCGTTATCGACAAGATAATAGTCACAGTCGTCTCCGTTGTTTCCACCGCCGCAATTTGCACCGGAGTATTCAAGTCCAGGCTTGGGAGCATTGATCCATCCGAATCCAAGATTATCGGGATCACGGTAAGGGAAGGGTCGATACCGAACTTCTCCCGTATTCGGTTCTCCAGGGTCGGCTTGTCCGCAAACAGGCCAGTATTCGATGGGTTTGACATCGGCAGTAGTCTCCTTGGGCCAGATGAATTTCTTTACCGGAATGTTTGGTCCCATGTAACCACAGGTGGCTGCCGACTTGTTATAGATCGTACAGTGATAGCAGGAACAGGGGATATCGTTCATCTCTTCCGCTGTGAGATATCCCACTTGGCCTGCATCCAGAACGGGAGCTGAGGTATCTTTCACTCCAACGGTGGAGTTAGCCATCCGTAACGCATTAACTTTGCGAAGTTGCTTATCATCGTAAAGAGGGAATCCACCTTCGGAGATCTTAAGAGAACTGCGGTCCATGACGGGAAGGTATCACCTGTCTTGTGGATTTGAAAGGAGTTCTTGATAGCCTGTTAAGCCTTGCTACCTTCTGATCAGCCTGTTCCTTGGCTTGCCAGAATACCTTGCTCATTATCGGCAATGAAGGATTATCCCATTTCTTGGCTGCGACGATATCTGCCGGTGTCGGCCTGAAAGTGTGGATAGCGTAACGGATTCCATCAGGCATATGAGAGTGTTCGTGGTTCGTGGTGAAGTCGTTCTTGGGATTCCCCGACCTATCCTTGGGCCATTTATAGCCGCTGAGTTCCGTTATAGTATTAGTGCATGATTTGGCCACGAAATATCGCGGTGCCCCTTGGGTATTGTTGAAGGGATGAGTCAATCTCGGGTCTACGTGCATGTATTGTTCTACTTTGAACAGGCCGGGACGACGCTCCTTGATGGCCGGGACTCCATAGATACCGTGTTCGTCTAGTTCTTGGGCTGCGGCTCGCTGGGCGTAGTCATAGGCCAACCCTTCAAGCGTGCGGCCTTCAAGATGATGTTGTAACTCTGTAGCGATTGGAGCAATTCGGAGATCGACTCCATAGATTTCCGCGAACTGATAGAGTGCTCCGTCAGGACTGATAGAAATAATTGGCAGAGCCCAAGGGTCTCCTTCGCTACCAGAGCCAATGTCCATACCCACGATACAAGGCCAGCCAGCAGGAGGCTTATCAGAATCACCGAAAATAGCCCAATGCTGCGTATCATCGTAGACATGAGTTAGCTCCGTAAATTCCTTGTATACCAAGTCGGTGAAGTCGGTGAAATGACCCAAAGAGAAGCGTTCGTACCAGTCGGGGGGATAGAGAGCCTTCTGGCGATCCAAATATCCAGCTTCGAGGAAAGTATTATCAGCAGATCGGGCTCCCACTCCGTAGAAAAGACGCTTCCACTCCTCTTTCCTGTTGGGATCAAAGAAGTGCCTCCACATGTAATCATGACCGGCAGGGTTGCTACTGAGTCGGATGATCTTTCTGACGCTTGATTTCCTTCGGAGACGGCCAATCAACAGTAAGAATACCTTCTCTTCTATCTCTGAAGCCTCATCGATATAGGCTTTGGATAGATTAAGAGAACGGATATGGCCGAATACCTTGGGATCAGTGATATCCAAGTGCCGGAAGAGAACGGGATGACCGTTATTAAAGGTCCATATCTTCTTACTCTCCGACCACTCACCATAATCTGCGGGAACCAGCTCCAGGAAGATCCGCATGGTCGTGGATTCAAGAGCTGGCATGTTAAGACGGCCTACCAGGCTCATGCCATCCGGTTCTGCGAGGGCGTTGAGGATACAGCAGGTCATCAGAGTAACTGTTTTGGCCGAACCCTCTCCACCAACGAAAGCGGTACCGAAGTGCTTACTGAGCATGAACTCCTTGGCCTTGGGGAGTTTCTCCAGGCCGGCAATGGCATCCTGAAGGGTTATTTCTCCGGCGTAGTAGCCCATTCTCTTCTCATGACGGCGAGCCTACCCTCTAGCGTAACCTTCCAACCTTTATCGATAGCGTAGGCAATAGCCAGAGTAGCCTTGGTGGGGATATCATCCATCACCACAACCTTAGCACCCTTGGACTCCACGGCCTTGAACTCCGATAAGCCGTGTTCCAGATTATCCGAGGTATCTAGAAAAGCGAAATCGATATTGAAGTGAATCATATCGAGGGCCATAAGAGATTCCTTACAGATGAAGGTGATCTCCCCCGATAGGGCTTTCTTATCTCGAATAGCCTTGATGGCTAGATCGATGTGGGATTGATCCATATCAATGCACCAGAGATGACCACCCTGTGTTTTATAAAGCCACTCTGCGATCCGCAAGGTGCTCCAGCCATCTCCGGCCTCCGCATCGGGATGAGTTGATCTCATGCAGCCCGTCTCTACGATAATGAGAGGACGATCTTCCTGTTTCCAGAACTTATCCAGGATAGCAACGACTTGTTCTCCAGGGCTTAATGTTTTGGTCATCTGTGAGGTCCTGGTGCCCTGCGAGGAGATGCCGACATCTGTGGAAGGGAACGATTTTGGATCATCGACCCGCAAGAGGTTAGCAATAAACATAGGAATAGTAAGCATCTCATCTAATCACCTTCAGTATCAGTTCCCGCACGAAGGCGGAAATATTCTCCCCGCAGATCTTCAGTAGTTTGCGATACTCAGCGGCTTCCAGGTAAACGTTAATATTGTGGCGCTGGGAGAATTTCCTCTTTGGCATAGAGAGTATATATAAGATATATCTTAGTATGTCAAGAGAAAAATGGGGATGAGGATATAAATCTATATGACCTACCCTCCATCTTTCGGCTGCTTCCCTTATCTATGTGGAGGGGTAGCTACTCAGACTTCGTTGTGATTACCTTGACGGGCTCGTCAACCTTGTCGTTTGTTGATACGTAGACTGAGAGAGCTGTATTGATCGTTGTATCGGGAGACGATACTTTATGATTTCCACGCTCTGCAAACACTGTGTTAGAGAGGATAAACTTCGCTGCGTCAAGATCGTTTACATCTAGCTTATTACTGACTACAGAGATGCTCTTTGGTATCAGTCTATGGGATTCAACCTGGCCAGACTGAAGCATTTTGTCAATGTCGCTCAGTTCTATGATACTGGCGACCGTGTTGACGCTCATTCCCAGGTCACGAGCTATCTTGGACTTAGGCTCGCCAGCCATCCTTCTGGCGATCACATTATTCTTGAGTGCTGGAGCCTTGCGGGAAGTCTTGCGTAGATAACTCTTTTTTGCGCTATCGGCCATATTCCCCTTGACTATTGGTTACGTCCAGCTCGCTTCCTGTCCAGCTTAATCTAGTACTCCAATAGTACTAATATGTCAAGAAAGAGATTTCCACAGGATATGCACAGGTAGCAGACTATTTAGTACTATCCCTTAAATTGGTACTTGCATATTGTAATACGCGTGTACTACAGTGTGGGTGTAAGGCAATCGCAGGGGAAGGGGGAATAGGGATGAAGATACGCTTCACTGATCGCAGCACTGGCAAGGCGAAGATAGTCAGCTATGGCTGGGCATCCATTCAGATTGAGCGCATGTATGCCGGTCCCGAGCGCATCTTTGAGAACTGGCGCAAGGGATTGCCGTTGGTAACTGAGTATCACGTGTACGAGCCAGTTCCAGACTCTACATCTGATTTCGAGCCGGAGCGGGATGAACAGGCTATGCAAGATAACAAGGTTGAGCCGGAACACTTTGCCTAGAGGGAGCGTAGCCTGGCACGCCGAAGCCAAGGGGAATGGGAATTGGAGGGCACATGGTACGCGTATCAGACCTAGTTGACCAGATCGGCCACAACGGACCACGAGCGATTCTCTATTGCTCCGCGTGTGGGCAAGAAGCCAGCGCGAACGCAGGGGACTATTGGAATCTGCCGAATAATTACGAGTTTGAGTGCTGTGGGTTCCCAATGGTCAAGGTTGTCAAGAGTACGCACTATTCGCACGTTGACGCAGAGCATGTCTAAAGGCCATTGCTCGGGAGCATCCCTTGGTACGCTTGGCACGTCGCCGGGTGTGATGCTCCCTGTGGAGTGGCTTGAGATGTCAAATCCAATGAGAGAGGCGACACAATGAAAGACGCATTAGAGCAATTGATTGATGTAAACGGGCCAGCACACGTATTAGACCTATTCATCGAAGTATGCCACGAAAAGGCCGAGCATCTCCGCACCAATTGGCAAGATGATGATATGGCGCGTCAGTGGGAGCGCATTGCCAAGAGGCTCGACAAGGTGACTCCGGCTATCGGATTGATTGCTGACACGCTTGGATTCAAGGCGGTGCAATCGTGAGTATGAGCAAGAAGGATTTTATCGCACTGGCCGACGCCTTGCGAGCCGAGCATCAAGCAATGTGCATGGCGCACACTCGTAACTCAGCCAAGGCTAATACCTTTGAAACGGGATACGCAAACGGTTGCATCAATGGCGTGTCTCAGTCTATTCGGGCGATTGCAGACGTGTGTGCGGCAGCTAACCCAAGGTTCAAGCGCGACCGCTGGCTGGCCTATATTGCCGGTGAGTGTGGACCGAACGGAGGGACTATTCGGGGTTTAGGAAAGGTTAAGGTGAGCTGAGATGCCGACAAAGACTGCAAGAGAAGCATTCTGGGCCAAGGTAGCGGACGAGATGTGTTCATGTGATCATCTCAAAACAATGCACGCTGGTGTGATAGGTCATGGTGCCTGCTTAGAATTATCATGCCCATGCGTGAAGTACACTTGGGATCACTTCGTTGATGAGAATGGAAAGGAGGTCCACCGATGAGACAAAGCGATTACCAACAGACAAGACAAGATATGGACCGTATCGAGGGCATCGGCATCATTACCGCTATCTCTCTGCTCGTGGTAGGGGCCATCCTTGGAGGGATAGCAGCTGAGGGAATCAGGCTGTGGTTGCAGGCTCTATGGGTGCCCCGGTGACCTTAGATCAATACTTTGCTCTGCCGGATACGCCGATGAAACGCAGCCCAGTAGGTAAGGCTATGCGTAGGGTATTAGGGTACCCAGCTCATTACGACTTTCCACGCCACGTCTATGAATCTACCCGAGAAGGAGCCCACGAGAGGTTATACGGGTTTAGCAAGCGCAGTAAGCGTTTGGCTATACCCCTACCCAGAAAGACTCTGCGTGGCTAATAGGTGGCTGCAGCAGCGTTTAAACACTATCTAGGAGGCTATCAGTGAGCATCGTATCCCTTTGCTTGGGGCTAGGAATAGGGTTAGCAACTGGAATAGGCTTAGTGAAGTGGGTCTTGGCTGGTTCCGATCAACGTTGTGGAGTGTGCCTTAACTGCAAGTCTGCCGATAAACATATGCCTTGTGAAAGGAGGACCAATGCCTGAGCAATGGTTTTGTTTGGACTGTAACATACTGATATCGTTGAACATGCACGGATATTGCTCTCGTTGCGGGGGTAACTCCGTAGTCTCCGATCAACTGGAGAACCGTATCCTAGAACAATTCCCCAAGAGAGTAGCGAATGAGGGCTATCAGGACTGGCTAACGCGCCTACGGGCTGAGAATGCCGCCGCTGAGTTACGCCGGCAGGAACAACGCCGCATAGACGATCTGGATAGAGCCTCAGGAGTGCAGGAGTATGAGGACTAAACTGAGCGCGGAACTCAGCTATTGTCTATATATATAGTAACTTTAGCATAGTTCCGCACCTACTTATCCCCTTTATTATCTAGGTGCCCCGGAGGGCGGAACTAACAATGCCTTTTCTGAGTTCCGCGCCCTTACGCACCTTCAACCCAGCTATCGAATTCAGCCAGTAAAGTACGCTCATTTATACGCAGGTAGAGGGACGAAATCGGCTTGCCTCTGCGGATGGTAAAGCTCACCTTGACGATACCTTTGCGGCGGCGTTCAGGCACGCACATCAGAAAGCTATCACCCTTACCGTATAGGACTGAACTGCCGCGCATGTTGTCTGGCCCGTGCCGGCCTGAATCCTTCTGAGGCTTGCTCATATGGTGGATGATATCCGAGGCAAAGCCATGCCGCTGTCTGAGGTAATCGACTCCCCCCATAACGCGCATCATGTCCTGAGCTTGGTTCTCATTGCCGCCGTGAAACTCTATTAGGGGATCGAATATCACCACGTCTGGAGCACAGCGATAAATAATGAAGCTGATATGGTCCCTGCCGCCTGGAGTATCTAGCTTGGCCTCAAGATCGCAGCTATGCACGAAGATCTTCTCTTCGAACAAGGTACGCTCGGGGGGCTTCATTTCCGACACCATATGCCGGAAACGCTCTTGCAAGCTGTACTCACCCATTTCCTGCTCAAGGATAAGCACCTTCTGAGCTCCGCTGACCGTAAAGAAGGGCTCGCGCTCCTTCTCTCGGACAGCTTTGGTCACGTTGAACAGAGGCGTCCCAGTCACCAAGTGATAGCACATTGTAGTGGCAATGATGCTCTTGTAAGCCTTGGGAGGCCCACAGGTCATCATAATTGACTGTTTATCCATAAGACCTTGACTGACAATAGCTTGTGAGGATTCGAATTGCTTCTCTATGATCTGTTTGGCGGTGAGAACTTCAGTACCTACTGCGGCGATCTGCTTCAGGATCTCATTAACTGATTCTCTATTCGGTTCCGTGTGCCACCTCCACGAAGGATAGAGGGCTAACGTGTCGTGGCACGCCAGCCCTCATTTCAAGGGGAAAGGTCAAACTGCAGGCTACGGTATATCCCTGATTGATTCGAGCTACAAGTATTATTTAGGGCACTTTTCAGGAGATTTCCACAGACTGAAAATAATCTGTAATTAGGGCTTGACAGAGTTCACGTACCTGCGGTACATACGTGGTGCACACAGGAGATGCCATGAACGATAAGGTACCCATCACCATAACCCTGAGGATCAGCCGGAACGACAGGGCGACTCTCAGGCGCGTAGAGAAAGTAGCCAAGCTGCCCTATAGCCAGATATGCCGGCAGGCCATAGCGGAATATTGTCAGAAGATGCTAACACAGGAAGCGGCTCAGGAGACTCCGCAATGATGACTCCTGAAGAGTTTCACGCAAAGATGCTGGAGATATTCCATATCCCAGAAGGAAGAATATATCATCCAGATTCTGAGGCTGCTCACTGTGCCGCTGATGATCTGATGTGTAACTTGCTTAGTGAAATGGGATATACGGCTGGCATTCAAGTATTCATTGACGCTGAGAAGTGGTACGCATGATTATAACTTTCTCTGTTCCCGGTACCCCTCAGCCCTGCCAGTATCGGCAGACCACCAAGGGGATTATCTACCAGAAGGCGGCTACTAAGAGCTGGCAGAAGGCCGTAGGGATGGCTGCGATGGTAGCGGCGAGAGAACAGTGTTCGGGATTCAAATTGGGTATGTATTCAGGGCCGATAGAAGGCTGGGCTATCTTCAGGCTGCAGCCCAGCAAGAGCACTAAGCACGATAGCGGTGCTACTCATCTGCAGAAGCCCGATATAACGAACTTGTGGAAGGGACTTGAGGACGGCCTGAAACATATCCTATGGGCTGATGATTGCCAAGTCCAATCTGCCTTCATTCAGAAGATGTGGAGTAACGGCAATCCCGGTGCGGAGATCAGAATCGATTTGGTGGAATATGAGTAGATTCCATGTTGGTCAAGTTGTAATGGTCAAAACCATTATCGGATCAGTCTATCCAGTAAAGCTACGAAAGCGCACCAATATTGGGGATGACAGCAGAGGTCCAGCGTGGATGGATACTCTCTCTAACGTGGAATATGAGAATGAGATGAGGCCGCTCAATAGGAAAGAACGAGTATGACAATCAATAGAGTATGGTCCATGCCGAACAAGTGGACTTTTAAGATTCCACCAATCATGAATCTGGTACACAAGTATGCTGGCGATGGCAAAGGGTGGGTTGATCCATTTGCAGGTTGTAGTGAGTTTGCGGAGCGCCGAAACGACTTAAATCCACTGATGCAGCAGCCTTATCATATGGAAGCTGCCGACTTTTTGAAGGAGTTAGGGCGTTGTGGATATTACTGCGATGAGAGTATAGGTCACGTAGATCACAAGGAAATCCTCGGCGTGATATTTGACCCGCCCTACTCGCTGACACAGGTAAGCAGGTCCTATGAAGAAATGGGTTACAAGTTCAAGGGTAAGGAAGATCCCACAGGGGGATTCACGAAGGTCCGTGACGAGATCGCTAGATTAGTTCCTATTGGCGGTCATGTCATTTCCTTCGGCTGGAATACTGTTGGAATGGGCAAGGGCCGTGGATTTGAGATAACAGAGATTCTAATAGTCTGCCACGGTGGAAATAGAAACGACACACTCTGTACCGTAGAGAAAAGAATATGACTCAAGCTCTCATGTTCTCCCCGAGCGGGATGGCTACCTTCATGGAGTGTCGGGAGAAGTATCGTCTCCGCTATATCGAAGGTATAGAGAGCAGTGAGCCTGAGATTCATCTTACCTTTGGCCGAGCCTGCCACAAGATACCGGAATGCTACTGGAAGGGACTGCCGCAAGAAGTGGCGTTCAATGCGGCCCTGAAGGTCTGCGGAGAAATCGGCCCACCCATGCTGCTGCCCAGTAAGATAAGGGATAAGTGGCTCTCCCTGATGGATGGATTGATGGAGAGTGTGGAAGCGTACTATCACCATCACGACGCTACCGATGGCAACAGAGATATCATGAAGGTTTATATGCTGGAGCAGGAGTTTCAGTACCGCATATCCTCTTCGAGCGAGCGCCTACAAGCGAGCGTTATATGCGAGCAAGGCGCGAGTGAGAAGTATTCCAACCCCAACGGGGTTGATGTTCAGGTCTATGTCACCGGTAGGATAGATCAGTACATCGGTACAACTCTCAGGGAACTCAAGACTGCTGCCGAGGTAGGCGCTAACTGGAAACACGATTACCGGCAGTATCTCCTGAGGAACTGGGGACTGCAGGTTTATGACTGGTTTCTTGGCAGGAACCCAGGTGATGAGCCAGGACCACCTCAGCATATCGAGGTAGAGGTTTTAGTTAAGCCCTACCGGGATAAGCGACCCCGGATGGAGATATTTGATCTGACCAAAGAGATCATCTCCTACCGAGAAAGGACGGCTCAACAAATTGAGTGGGTATGCCGAGAGATGGCGGAATACCACCTACGGTACTCTGTGGCTAGTCCTTGGCCTATGTCTAGCAGCTCTTGTCTTAATAAGTATGGTTCCTGTGAGTATCTGTATGGTTGTAATCAAGGCCATGAGAAGGCCGCTGAAAAAGGACTCTATAAGATAAGGGAGAAGATTAGATGATCCATTGCTGGGAAGATGGCCCTGCTCGTTGCCGAGTAACCGGAGAGATATTAGACAACGAATGGAAGGTCTGTGGAAGACATTGGGATTCCGAGAAACCATGCGCTATCGGCAGTACTTGTATGCTGGAGAAAGATCATAAAGGACCGCATCAGTGGACTCCTGATGATGGCATAAGCATTTCATTCACATAAATGGAGAAAGTGAAATGAGCGACGTAACCGAGATCACGCAACAAGGTATGGATAACAATTCTGGGGCAGCCACTATAACTGCTCCTCAGATGAGCACTACCCAGTTAGCCGTTCAAGCCTCCGATGCCAGGAAAGTTGGCTTACAGCTACAGACCGACCTTCTGGCGAAGGTGGTCAACCAACAGTGGGATAGTCCTGATAACCAGCCTCTAGCCATGGCTTTCCTGCTGACCCATATGCCACTAGCTAAGGGGGCTACCATGTCACTCCCTGAGGCTCTGGCGTTCTACCTTACAGCCATAGCAGAAGGAGCTAATCCTTTCACCGGAGAGCTATACCGCACTGGAGCATGGCGATTCGCAACCAATGTTCAGGCCAAGATCAATAAGCTACGAAAGATGGGCATTGATGTAGGAGTTCCAAAGTTCACCAAGAAAGAGCGTGAATGGCCCAAGATTGATGGCAAGCCGAAGAAACTGATCCGCTATGTTAATAATCAGGCTGTCTCATTCGATATGGAGAAAGAGCCCGGAGTGGTCTGTGAGATCACAATAGGAAAAAGTCCTGTCGAGCAGGAGGTTTGGTTAATCGGCGAGTACATGCCAAACAATCAGAATTGGTACGACAGGATGGATCATATGCTGCAAGTCAGGGCCTTGGGACGTTGTGTAACCTTCGGTGGAGGAGAAGGCGTTTCCGATCAAGTGGGAGTCGATGCCCCTGAGGATGTAAAGCAAGTAGAAGAGGTAGAGACTCCCAAGATTAAGGTGAGCAAATGAAAGTTAAGGTTACCGCAATGGATATAGAGTGTGGTCGCAGTAACCTGTCAGAA